CGTACTACCTGTATAGCCTACACTACCGCTGAATCCTATAAGACCAGCACTACCAGTATAGCCAACTAATGGGCCAAAGTCTGCCCATGATCCGCCAAAACTTATGCCTGTACATACCCATAGATGGTTATTAAACGTATCAAGGTAAGCATCGCCAAATGAGGGACTAGGATCAGCCGCTTGTAATAAGCCGATTTGAAGACTTCCGTTACTGGTTATTGTGCCTTTAATAGCAAGTCCAAAACCTTGACTACCTGTAAAACCAGTAATACCTGTATTACCAAGACTTCCTGTATAGCCCTTACTACCATAATAGCCTATGCTACCTGTAAATCCAACGCTACCATCATACCCAGCACTGCCCCAATATCCCATACTACCAGCATATCCAGCACTACCAGTATAACTTAAACTACCTGTATATCCAACTGATCCAGTAAAACCTAAACCAGCACTACCTGTATAACCACCAGGATCACCTTGACTGCCTGTAAACCCTGTAGGTCCAGCAAGGGTACTTGCTGAACCAGTGTATCCCCTACTTCCGTAAAAACCAAGCCCACCACTGCCTGTGTATCCAACACTACCGCCGTATCCACCACTGCCTGTATAGCCAAAACTACCACCGTAGCCGTTAGTGCCACCTATGGTATTTAATGCAGCTTGGAATGCCTCGATGCTTGTTCGTGCTGTTTCACCTTGATCAACCACTAAAATGATAGTGGCTGTGTCAATGGTTGTAAGTACTGGTAATTCAGATATTCTTGTCATTAGTATTCCAAAATGTTTCCATCTTCATCAGTCAATACTGCGCCGTCTTCAGCATTGATAACTGGGTCGCTTATATTTCCCTGAGAAAGACCAAAATCAATTTCAACGTCATCTGGTCCAAATAACTTGTTATCTTCAGCAATTGCGTCAGATAGATGTTGTCTTTCAAATATGAGATATTTATCTGCTGAATTATCTAGGCTACTTGACACAATAATTCTATCAATTTCAAAACTAAATTGATTAAACTTAAATCCTGAAATATTAATTCTATCTACAATATTAGCACCATTGCCCGGCAATGCGTAACATATAGGAATTACAGTAATGTATCCAGTGGAATTATTTTGTCCCGGCTGAATTGTACGCATAAACAATGGTAATCCATTACTGTTAACACTAACATACTCATGGTTAGTTACCAGTGTTTCCAACTGTGTTCTCATATTTGAAACACTACTTGGATAATAAATGTTTTGATAATCGTTGGAATAGTATACAGGATTGACACTGGTTCCATTGCTTGCGATATTTGGATCTACTATTTCAACATAGACTACTTCGTATTGTGTTACACCTGTATTCGGGTCAGCTGCCACGGCATATTTGACGTCGCCAAAATATAATTTTCTACGATAAAAGTTTTGGTATAGGGCATATGCGTATTGATCAAGATTTAATTCTTGAATAGCATATTCCAAATACAACCTCATTTCAGGTTGAACGCCAAAATTAGGATCAAAATATCTATAGATTAAACTTTGATCAAATACAAATTGATCATTGATAAAATCTTGATAAGTTTGTCGTTGTGCTGAACTTAAAAATGGTTTAACATAAATGCTGGTATATGGAACTACCTTTGTGGAATTTACAACTTCCAAGGTAAATGTTCTATTGACTGCGCTTAATACATAAATGTCACTGGCTGTTATTGTAAATGTGTATGTGCCGGTTGATCCAAACACTGCTCGGCCACTAATTGTTCCATCACGTTCTAATGTTAAACCGCTGGGTAGAGAGCCACTAGTTAATTGATAATTTATTGCGTAGTCAGAAGATATTTCTTTGGCCAACACATATAAATCACTAACAATGCCAATTTCAATAGAACCTAAAGAAGATGTTGAAACCCATTCAATACTGCTAAACACATTTCCTGCCACAGTTAATACAAATGTGTTAGTTGTAACTAGTGATGATGTAACAGTAGATAATGGATTTATTTCGGTATTTGTTGCGTTAACTGTTAACTGATATTGCCTAGTATATACCGGTTGATATGGAATGAATCCGTAAATATGTCCAAGATATGGATCTAAAGTCAATCCTTCGGGTAAATTAGTTGAAATAGTCGTACCTGTCACCAATGCGTAGGTTATAGTGCCAACTAATGGTGCTGGATTGTATGCGCTTAAATCTAAATCAACATTATTATTTGCTCTTACAACTCCCAAATTAACGCCGTTAATCCATTGTGCTGGCTGTAGATAACCTGCTGATACTGGAGTTTGATCCAACAATATTGTTTCTGCTTCAAATGCTGACAAATAGTTGTAAAAATAAATTACAGACCCAGTGTTAATTGTGTTCAAAGTTCCTGTACTTAATGTAATAGTACCTGATGATGAAACGTTAGTAATTGTGGTACCAACATTCATATAAAAATATGTTGTATCGCCTAGTACAGCTACATATTGTCCAACTGCTGGGGTAACTTTAGGACTGATATTAGTCGAAGTTGACAGGATTGTAGTTCCAGATGCTATTGTAGAAATAACTGTAGTAGTGGTTCCTGTATTACTAAATGCTAAAAATGTAGAATCTGATCGATAAATGTTAGGATCGATTACCAACATACTAAATGATTTTGATGATGTGTTATACCCATCAGTAGCATCTACAGTAAAATTGAATATAGTAGGATCGCCCACCAATTGTGTTAGTGTTGTTACATGTAACTTGGCATTAAGATACCCACTGATAGTTCCAGTGCTACTCAACTTCAAACCGTGTGGTAGTTGCCCAGAAGAAATTTTATATGTAATCTCTGCTGTGCTAGGGTCACCTACAGGTATAGCATCTAATTGATAATCAATGTATTGGTGATTGTAAGAATATTGTTCGCCCTTTACACCTGTTGCTAAAAATGTTGTTGTCGTGAGCCAATTAACGCCGCCGTTATTATAAATTACAGCACTGAAAGTTCTATCTTTAATACTTGATGCATTAGCTGCTCTAATAACAAATGTGCTTGTTGTTGGCACATACACATTACTAGCTGAACCTGAAATTACGCCATCACTACTTAATGATAACCCAGCAGGCAATTGTCCGCTTATTAAAGAATACGAAGTGGCGTTAGTCGCCGCTACTGAATGTGTAATACTTACGGCTTCTGTAGCAGTGAATAATTGTCCTGCGGGTGTTGTCCATTGAATAGTCATAAATTAAACTGGTGGTGTTGGCCAAATAACATTGGTTGGCCATCCAGATTGTTGTGTAATATCACGTAGTTGTTGGCGATATGTCAGCCATTCTGCTGGCATTGAAACACCAGTTTCTTGTTGTCGTGTTACTAACCAGTCAGTTTGTGCTAACAAATCACTTCTTTTTCTTGTTAAAGTAGAGACCAATAAATCAGTATCTACCGCCCATTCATTAGTTGCGTGATTCCAAAAGTAAAACGGTCCAGGTTTTGGTGATAATGCCTCAGCTTGTCCATTAGTAATTTTGTATTCACTTCCTGAATAATGATTCTCTACCCAAGATACTGTTTCTGATCCCATCCAATGGTCACATTGAAGTTGGATAGCACTGGCATCACATTCTATGTGTCGTAGAATTTTGCCAGTTGATGTATCATAAATTGTATATTTCATCGTTTTAACTCCGTTACCGTCATACAAGGAAATGCTGCGTAAGGTTGATTGCCTGTGTTGCTACCTAACACCAAGAAATAAGTTATAGGAACATTGGCAACAATTGAACTGTCTACTATAGACAAACATTCAGAATTTTCACCATCAATGTGTGAGGCATACCCTTGATCACTTTGATCAAATACATCTGAACCGGATCCCATGAAGAACATACGTGTATAAACCCCGTTTGTCAATTTCCATAATTCCATTAAGTTATATTCATGACGAGTAGTATAAAAACCAGTAGTACAGGTAACAATAATATTTGATGAACTGCGGGATGGGGTAATAGTTAGACTTGTTGCTATCGCTCTAGTATTATCGGGCCATACGCCAGGGTTGCTAGTAAACGATAAAGCATAAGTCGGACTATTCACATTTGCTGATAATATTTGAGTAATGGCGCCAAGTTGAACATTATCTGTACCAACTACATTGCCGTTTAAGTAAAAAGTTGAACCATCAAATACAATGTTGCCTGTGCTATTACCTAAAGCAAAATGTCCGTTGTTGGCAACATTTGCTCCAGAACCGCTCATTGATGTTCCACTAATAGCTGGACTTGATCCTACTACTAGGCTGTTTGCGGTAACACTGCCATCTACAGTAATGTTATTGGTCAAGTGAACATTGCCGCTACCGTCAACACTGAATGGAGTTTTTGTTCCACCACTAGTTTCGATGGCAAATGTGTCTGCTTCAATAATAAAACTACTTCCGCCAGCACTGCCATCTAATATTTGGAATCCAGCAACATGTCCGTTAGCATTAAGTGTGACACCGTATTTTGCCTGTATACCAGACACTGTGGCAGCAACACTTTCGACAGTGGTAACTCTTCCAGATAGGCTTCCGTAATTGGCCTGTAATGTGCCCACAGATGATGCTAAACTGGCTGTACTACCTGCTACCACGCTGTTTACATAATCCACTGTGGCACCGCTTGATGTACTAATGCCATTAAACTGAACTTGTAGGCTGTTAACTTGACTGGCCAAACTAGCTGTACTACTTGCTACGGTATTATTCAGTTGAGTAATAGTGGCATAATTGCTTATATTAATTCCGCTGTAATTGGCCTGTAATGTTGCTACAGATGATGCCAAACTGGCTGTGCTACCTGCTACAGTATTGTTTACATAACTTATTGAAGCACCAGTTGATGTACTGATGCCATTGAACTGTGTTTGTAGGCTGCTGACTTGACTAGCCAAACTAGCTGTACTACTTGCTACGGTATTATTCAGTTGAGTAATAGTGGCATACCCGCCACCACCACTGCCAGTATAACCTGCCTGTAGTAAAGATATTTGACTGGCAATTGAACTTAATGAACTGGCAAACGCTGTTGAACTTGATCGTAGACTGGCGATTGCGCTAGTCACTGTGTTAGCATAATTAGCATTCAATGAGCTAACTTGTTGTGCCAGACTGCTAGTACTATTATTCAGTAATGTAATCGAATTAGTAAAACTACAAATTGCGTTAGTTACTGTATTACGATAGAAAGAATTTAACGCAGTAACTTGTTGAGCTAAACTGCTAGTACTGTTGTTTAGTAAGGTAATTGAATTGGTAAAACTGCTAATCGCTGTGCTTACTGTGTTTTGATAAAAAGCATTTAACGTAGTAATCTGTTGACCTAAACTACTTGTACTGTTGTTTAATAATGTTATCGAATTATTAAAACTACTAATTGCTGTAGTTACTGTGTTATAATAGAAACTTTGTAAATCAGTAACTTCACGAGCTAGGCTGCTAGTACTATTGTTTAATAAGGTGATTTCATTAGAAAATACACTGATTGCGGTACTTACTGTATTGTAATAAAAACTTTGTAAATCACTAACTTCATGGGCCAAACTACTGGTACTATTATTCAATAGGGTTATTTCGTTATTAAATGTACTAATTGCTGTAGTTACTGTGTTTTGATAACTGCTTTTTAAAAATGTAACATCCTGGGCTAAACTGCTAGTACTATTATTGATTAATGTAATTAAGTTAGTAAACGTGCTTATAGCTGTTGAATTAGTGCTGGTAAATGCCGAATACAAATAATTAAGTTCGGAAGCAAAACTGGTTAGGCTGTTGTTTACTAGAGTGACTGCGTATTGATATACAGATGTAGCACTGCCCATAAACGTATTAAATTTGTTTTCATATTCGGCAATTTGCTGTGCCTCAGTATTCAAATCATTTTGAAACAACTGCATGGTGGCAGTAAAACTTGCATAATCTGATAGGATTTGAGCAATGGTAGTAGTACTGATTGTGCTGGTATTTGTTGCGGTGAGGATAGTAGTCAACGCGGTTACGTTGCCATAAACCTCAGTAAAATTATTGTTTACCTTGTCAAAAGCGGTGCGAATACTGTCCCCAGTACCGTCGTTTACTTGACCACCCAGGTTGATTGTTTGTTGAGACATCAAAAATCCTCTATAGAATACTATAGAGGTATTTACCTAAAACGCTAGGGAATTTAGTGTAGGGTTCTGTTGCCTAAATCTTTGAGGTCATCTATACCAAAAATACTTAGGATCATCATTACTTCTTCTGGAGGATCTTCCATTAAGTGTTCGGGAATCATAAATTGTTTTAATTCCCCGTCTGGACCTAGAACAAATCCAAAGTCATCGGCACCGTATTCGTCATCGTCGTATTCTTCAACTGTTACGACTGCTTGTATATTTTCGTTGGGCATACTTTCTCTCCATATAAAGTATAACATATTTTGTGACTATTCAGTCACTGACTAACAAATTAATTGCCCTCCATTTTAATGTTAATTCTATCCCAATCAATGATCTTCCATTGATTTGTCAAATATTTTTGTTTATCAGCTTGGTAGTCTAAAGCCCAAGAATGTTCCCACCAATCAATAAGTACTAATATATCTTGTTCAATTTTGTGATTTACGATGGTTTTAATTTTACCACTCCGGGACAAATAGACCCAGCCACTGCCTTGTATCTTCATGGCAGTTTTTTCAAACTCCTCTTTGAATTTATCCCAACTCTTAAAATGTTGCTCAATAAAGTCTAAAATAGCACCAGATGGAGAATTGCTACTTCTTGGAGGACGGAATTGGTTAAAATAAATGCTATGTAAAAATGCTCCGGCTTCGTTAAAGTCTGGGTCACCTTCACCGTTGTTAAAACGATCAACATAGGCTTTGTATAGTTTACCAAAATGATAATCAATGGCCTGTTTACTTAAACTACGTCCTAGCCCATCACGAGCATATGGTAAGGCAATTTGAGTCAATTCCTTAGGAGTACGGCCTTCGGCAATTGTTTTAATGAAATTATACATATATAAATATTCTGTCAAGTGGTTAACAGGGCATCCAAGGACCCCTAACTACGAACTTTCCCTGTCTTTGCGTAGTACAGCCAATGTGGCTTAAAGGTAAATTGGCACTTGACTTCATTTTTTGCATATCAGTATTTAGTGGCTATTAAATAACTATACATTTATAAAGGAATCCATAACATGGAACTCATTCTCGTTATTACATTTGTTGCTCTTGCTGCCTTGGCATTTTATTATACCCGTAAGAAACCTGCCAGCACAGTAGCAACACCGTCGACCGTTGAAGAAGCACCTGCTCCTGTAGTTGAAGAAGCTCCAGCTCCAGCTCCAGTAGTTGAAGAAGCACCTGTCGCTAAGAAGCCACGTAAGCCACGTGCTCCTAAGGCTGCTCCTGCCCCGGTAGTTGCTGAAAAGCCAGTCAAGGCTACACGTAAACCACGTGCTACAAAAGCAACTGCCGCTATTACTGCGACACCTGCTAAGAAGCCACGTGCTCCACGTTCAAAAAAGGTTTAATTCTTTAGCTCTAAGGATTGGCTCTTCGGGGCCTTTTCTTTTTGGCTAAATAAAAGTGAGGATCGCGTATCGCCAAATACCACCCTCTCTACAAGTTATAAAGGAACTTACAGCATGACTATTTACTATGTCTATCAATTAATCGATCCTAGAAATGGACTTCCATTTTATATCGGAAAAGGGTCAGGGGATAGGGCTTATCAACATTCTCAATTCAAAGACGGAAATAAAAATCCATACAAAGATCGAAAAATAAGAAATATATTAAAAGAAGATCTAGAAGTTGTTGTAGAATTTTTACACACTGATATTGAAGATGAAAATATGGCCTATACCTTAGAAGAAGAAGCTATAGATAGAATAGGAATAGAAAACTTAACCAACTTATCAAATAATAGAAATCCGCCTTCTAGGAAGGGTTGGACACCGTCAAAAGAAACAATAGAAAAACGTAGTGCCAAACTTAAAGGAATACTACGTACAAAAGAATGGTGTGAAAAGTTGTCTAAAGCTAAATCAGGAATGAATAATCCTATGTATGGCCGTGAAGTATCTGCAGAAACATTAGATAAACGACGACAATCGATGTTAAAATATTGGGCTAAGAAAAAAGCCCAAGTGATTTAGCATACTCTGCTAACGCAAAACTAGCCAAATTCTTTCCTTTGCTCTCCGCCATAATATCAAATCGATCGGTAAATTCCAAAGCCCAATCATTAACTGCGGTATTCCAATAAAAGTCTGAATGAGCACGAAGCTTCTGTTTCTTGTGACCTTGTTCTAAAAGAGTGGCAATGTCGGGTCGAACAATGGTGCTATGGCCTACCAAATAATCTTCACGACTGACAGAATAATGGCAAGTAGGGCGAATGCCACGCCAAGACTGAACCACGCGATCAACACGTGGGTCCATGGGGGAGATGTATTCTCCACCTGTTTTAATCCCATGGTGATGAATGTCCAATACGATAGGAACGACATCAGCCAACTCAAGACAATCATCCAAACCATAACTAATCTCCTCGTTTTCAATAGTTAACATATTACGAGCCTCAGGGCTCAAGCGTTTCAACGCCTTGCGGATACCTTCAGGACCTTGGCGACCACTGATGTGTACATTGATCTTAAAATCCTGGAAAGTCTTACCATAGCCCATCCAACGAGCCATGTCAGTATGATACTCAAATTCTTCTATGCTACGGTTGACAATGTCGGGATTATCACTGGCGAGTACTGTAAACTGTCCAGGATGAAAGCTAAGACGTACATTATGGAGCCTAGCAAGGTCACCAATAGTGATAAAATTTCTAGCACAGTATTCCATGACGTCATCACGACGCCAAAAATAGCTCCAGCTAGATTCGGTGTAAGCAGGTAAAATATCACTGCTAATACGAACCATGCGAAGATGTGGATCCAAACGGGATACACGTTCCACCAAACGGCGAGTTGATTCAATATTTTGGACCATAATGTCCCAAAGTTTTTGTTCAGCCACTTCACGAGTTTGGCGATTGAGCCAGGAGATTGTGGTGCCTCCGGTGTTGTATTGTTTTGCGTCATCTGTTGCCTTAATGCCATCTACCTGTTCTGCGTGATCAATCCACTTACACGCAAAACCAATTCGCTTAATCATTGTTTACTTTCTGTAAAGTTCATGTTCGTCATAGTATTATTTTACACTACTTTGCGGAAATAGTCAATGGTCTTAACCAACCCCTTATCCAATTTGATTTTTGGTTCCCAGTCTAAAAGTGCTTTGGCTAGTGTAATATCGGGTTTACGTTGTTTTGGATCATCTTTTGGCAAATCCATAAAAACAATGTTACTGTCACTTTTGGTTAATTTGATGACCTTCTCGGCCAATTCCTTGATGGTAAATTCGCCAGGATTTCCAATATTGACTGGTTCGTGATAATCGCTGTGCATCAACAACATCATACCATCTAAAAGGTCTTCAAAATAACAGAAACTACGAGTTTGGTCACCTTCTCCGTAAATGGTAATGTCTTCACCACGTAATGCTTGTACAATAAAGTTACTGACTACACGTCCATCACCTTCAGCCATCTTTGGACCA